TTACTACAAATAATTAATGTATAAATAATAATTTATTATAATTATTATATATAATGTCAAGGTATTATGCTAATTATCCACAATATTTAGGTGCACAAAAATGTTGCGATTTAAGAACACAAGGTCCTGTCGGACCACAAGGACCACCTGGACCTGCTGGTATTGGAGAAAGAGGATGGACTGGGCCTGCTGGAGAAAGTTATACTGGTCCCACTGGAAGAGGATGTAGAGGTCCAACAGGTGAACCTGGACCAGCAGGAATACCAGGTGATAGATATTTATCTCCATCTTTACCTGTGGCACTAGCACCCACTCCAGGAGGTTCTGTGTCATTTACAATAAATACAGGACTAGCATATATTCCAGGAAATACTGTAATTGTAGTAGAACAATTTAACCTTAACAATATGTTCGAGGGAATAGTGACAAGTTATAATTCTCTTACAGGCGCTATCACAATATCAAATATAACAAATATTCAAGGATCATTTGGTGGTTTTGTAATTTATTATGTTAACCTTGATGGACTTGATGGACCAACTGGTGTCACTGGACCAACAGGACAACAAGGTGATACAGGACCAACAGGACAACAAGGAGATACAGGTCCAACTGGTTACGACGGATCAACAGGACAAAAAGGTGATACGGGACCAACTGGAGCAAGTCAATGGGTTAATACTGCCTATACAGGTCCTACTGGTCCAGGATATACAGGAATTGGCTACACCGGCGATGTTCAAGTTTTCGGTAATTTGTATGTTTCGGGCGGAATAGACCCTACGTATTTAGCGCTAACACCACAAGTATCAAACCCACTTTCAGCTGGTTTAGAAGGAATATGGATTGAAAACGGAGGTTCATTTAGGGTCCAAAAGACAAGATTAGATGATTTTTCTGGAACAACTTCTGGATATGTAGATATAAATCCAATAAACAATCCACAAATTGTATTATCTGATGGTCTTACACCCACAGAAATAAATGTTGTTACTTTGAATAATAATGCAATATTGTTAAATGATTATTCAGGCCCAGGAACTTCTACATCAATTACTCCAACTACTATATCTACCAACCAAAACCTTACTTTAACTGCGAGTTCTGCTATGTTATTACAAACAACTGGAACTAATTCTAATATAGAATTAAACCCTGAAAGCACTACTGGTGGAATAGTATTTACAGGGAATGCTTTACAAAGTAATAGTGCTGGTGGTAATAGTGGAGAACATCTTGTAATAACTCTTAATGGAATAAAATATAAAATAGCATTATTACAACCTTGAACATTTACATCCATTAGATTTACAATACAAAAAAGGTGTGAAAATATTGTCTTATATTATTATTTATTAGGAATATAAACTATAGAATCATTATGGTCAGCTAAATACCATGTAGGCGATATTAAACATTTATTTTCCAACCAAGCCCAATAATTAACTTCCCAAACCAAAGTTTTTGTTTCATTTAAAAATTTAAAAAAATAATCGTTACTCATATTATAAAAATGAATTAAACTTCTTTTATCGCCAATTAAAAAACCACCGCAAAATCGCCAAACAATATTATTTTTTAAATAATTTATATCATTTATTTTAAAATTCCAGCAACCAGGAAGATAGATAAAATCTTCTTTAAATTTTGTATTTGATATATTCTTTATTTTTAATAATGTGTTATTCATATCTTTAAAAATATATGGTAAACTAAAATCAAACCAACAAAAATAATCTGAATTATATGGATTTAAATCAATTGTCTTTTTTAAAAATTCCAACTTTGCCAACATTAAAAACATATAATTTTTTGTATCTTTTAATTGATTTCTATTATTTGGTAGATTACATAATTCTGGTGTTTCTTCTCCAATTGTATATAATTCAAGTTCATTTATAGATAATGATTTAATAACTTTAAGATTTTTGAATTTTAATTCAAGTTCATTAAATTTACTTTGTAACTCAGGGTCAATAATAATACAAATATTGATGCCTACTTCTAATAAAAGCATAAAATGTTTTAAACGATTTTCAAATGTTCTAGAAATATCATATTCCTCTTCATATACTTTTAAATAAGCAGTAACAAACGTAGTTGACATTTATTAATAATATAATAATATTTATATCATTAATCTAGTATAATAATAATGAATCTATATAGTTTTTATCATAAACACCAATTTTAGTTGTTCTATCCCATACACTATAATTAATTAATACTCTGTCATCTTCAACAACAATACTTAAGCAATATTCAATGGGTTCTCCTTCAAATTTAAATGGTGCAGAATAACGTAATAAATTCATATTCGAATCGAATACTGATATGATGTGATAATAATGTCTTGGTGTTTCATATGAAACAATATGATTTACAAACCATATCTCAGGTTCTGTTATATCAATTTTAATATTACCATTATTATTCTCTTCAAGTTTTTTATTATAAACAAATCCACAACTAGAACCTCTTACTCGAGAGAAGATTTTAGGTGTAGTTTTAGTTTCAATAACACTAATATCATTATTTTCAAGTTTACAAATCCTTAAAGGATGCCAATCATAGATAATATGCGTTTCATCTTTATAATCTACAAAAACCCAATTTTTTTCACATGATGAATTATTAAACGATTGTTTTAATTCATTTAATTCAAATTTATTCGTATTTAAATCATATTCACCAGAGACAATACCAATCTTATTATTTGAATGATAACCAGTTCCGATATACAATAACTTATTTTTGTAATTATCATAAAAAATTTTAACATCTTCAATACCAATATATAAACGTTCATCAAATAATAGATCCATCCATCCTTCTTTTATAATTTTAAAATTTTTGTCAACGTCAACAAATTTATTTACAGATATAATATGTTTTTCACAATTTTTGTAGGAACCATTACCTTCAATATAATAATTAACATATCTAATATTAATGAAATATCCATCAGAATTGTGTTTTTTAATTAAACAACTAGAGGAGGATACAAAATTAATATTCTCCCCGTTAATTACGGAAGTAATATTGTTATCAGCATTTAATAATCCTTTTTTTTGTAAAACGTTTTTATAAAATTTCATATTAGATAAAACATTATCTAATTCAAGTTGATTGGTAGAGTTATTAAATATTATAATAATTTCTTTATCAATATTAGTAATATTACAATAACCAGCAAATATTGTAAATTCATAATAAATCTTATGTAAATAAACATCATTATATAAGAAAAGATAAGAATCTCTGTTTTCATTTTTATCAAGAATTTCTTTTGCTAAGTTGTAAAATTTTAAGCACAATTTATGTTTAGATACAATTCTATAATGTTTAATAATTTCATATATTCCTTCAAGACGTTCAGGGTAATAGTCATAACCTTCTAACCAATAAAATAAAGCGTCCGCAAATTTATTAATATTTTTAAAACATAAGCCAATTCTGTAATAACTATACCAAACTTCTTCTTTCCAACCACCTAATTCAATTCGTTTTTTATATACATTAATAGCTTCTCCAAACCGTCCGGAATCATGATAACTATTAGCTAGATAAAAATAATAACGTGCATTATTAGGTTCTTCTTTTATGCCATCAAGAAGTAATCTAATATCACGTTCAAATTTATCATTTTTAGAGCCTCCGTCACCAATATCTCTAATAAAAATAACCTTTTTATCTAGAGAAAAAATAGTGCTATTTTGTGGTATATCAATATATTCATGTGTAACTCCAACATATTTATATAGTCCATTATTTTTAACTATTCTCAAGTTTTGATAGTAAAATGAATCATTTCCTTGAAGAATATTAAAACTTTCCGCTTTATCAAGATTAGATTTATCAAATTTTTTTACTTCAAGAATCATGTCAGCATCAAGAAATAACACGTAATCAGATAATCCAATACAAGCCTGTAAAGCAAAATTACGATTATGACAAAAATTTTTAAAAGGTTCATTAACAATTTTGCCAGGGATTTTTTTTTCTTTAAAATAACTTTCAATAACTTCAATTGTATTATCTGTTGAACCAGTATCACAAATACAATAAGAATCGATTATAGTTAAAACAGAATCAAATAATCTTTTAATAATGCGACTTTCGTTTTTAACAATCATATTTAAACATAAAGTTGGTTTTTTTTGCTCATTTAATACAAGTTCCATTTTAATATATTAAAAATAAAAAGTATTTAAATTAAAATATATCATATAAATATATAAAATGGCATTCACAAGATTTAAATATGACAATTGTAGAACAAAAAAATCATTACAGCAATCAACCGATCCAGGTAGATGGATATTAAATGTTCCAGGAAATGGTGATAATCCTTGTTATATAGAAGATCCACAAATTATTCCTCAAAAATGGGCAGCAAACTTAAGAACAAATACAATTAATTTAGAGAGTGATTTAAGGGGTGTAAATAGAATTTTGAGTAGAGATTGTTTAGGAAAAAATGAATATCAAAAATATAACGTGCCAAATCAAGCTATTCAATATCCAACATGTAATAAATTAACCACAGAACAATCTAGAGCAACAAATCCTGTCTGGTGGTATAGAGATTTAGAACAAAATAATTTTGAATATCCACAATTAAATCCACAAGCAAACGTATGTATTCCATTTCAAAATAACTTAAGTTCAAGAATTTTAGAAAAGGACTACTTCACTCCAAAGAGAGATTGTGTTTTAGAAGAGACAAAAAATATGTTGCCAACAAGTTATAATCTAATTAGAGGTAATTATGTAGGTGGTCCTACAATTTGTGCTCAGACTAATTCATGTCAAAGTATTAATTAAAATTTATTTAATTGACATTTAGATTATTATATATGAATTAAAATATAATACTCTATATATATAAATATGGAAATAGCAGTACCTTTAATAGCATTAGGTGGTATGTATGTAATATCAAATCAAAAAAATGAAGATTGTACTAAAAAAGAAATCAGAAAAATGACACAAGAAAATTTTGTAAATATGGGGATTAAAACTAATCTAGCTACAAGAGATAGTGAGAGATTTGGTAATTATTTACCAAATACGAATACTCCTCAACAAAATTTCCCTGTATTAAACATAAATCAATCTGTTGATACTATTCAAAATTATCCAAATCCAAATTCAGCTACAGATAAGTATTTTAATCAAAATTTCTATCAACAAAAAGAGAGAAAAGGTGTAGATGTAGGAAAAAATCCACAAGATATTTTTTCTCTTACTGGTAACTACTTAAAATCCGACCAATTTAAACATAATAACATGATACCATTTAATGGTGGTAAAGTTAAAGGTCGCACTTATGACATGAATATTACAGAATCTGTTTTAGACAATATGATCGGTTCGGGTTCTCAAACTATTAAGAAAATTGAGCAAGCACCTTTATTTAAACCTGAAGAAAATATGCAATGGGCTTATGGTATGCCAAACCAAAGTGATTTTTATCAATCTCGAGTAAATCCTGGAGTAAAAAATAATAATGTTAAACCATTTGACACTATTATGGTTGGTCCAGGTTTAAATCAAGGTTATAGTATTAATGGAAGTGGTGGATATAACTCAGGAATGGAAGCAAGAGATAAATGGTTACCTAAGACAGTTGATGAATTAAGAGTTGATACTAATCCAAAATTAGAATATGAATTATCGGGACACGAAGGACCTGCTGACTCAATTATTAAAACAGCAGCTACCACTCAAATGTTGGGTCGTGTTGAAAAACAAAGACCAGATACTTTTTTTATTAATACTCAGGATCGTTGGTTAACAACTACTGGAGCATCTAAAGGAGAAACATTGAGACCAATTCAAGAGATGGGTATCGTAAGAAAAAATGACATTCCTATTGATTATATGGGACCTGCAGGGGCTATTGATGTGAAAGCTACCACTGCTCCACAAAACTTTGAACCATCAAAACGTCATGAAGTATTAGAAGGAGGTGTTAATCATGGAATGGCAGTTGGAAGAGGCGACCATACTGATAAAGAAGGGTTTTTACGTAGTCATACAAATTATGAAAATCATCGTTCGTCAGTTAGACAACCAGATACAATGAGAAGCGGTTTTGGTGGAGCTATTGGTGCAGTTATTGCTCCTTTAATGGATATTTTAAAACCAACTAGAAAGGATGAAACCATTAACAATGTTAGAGTTTATGGAGAAGGTGCTTATTCAATATCAAAAGGTCCAGTTTACAATCCACAAGATTCTACGCCAACCACCATTAAGGAAACTACATTACATAGTTTGAATTTCAATATTAATGGACAAAAAGATGGTGTTTATGTTAATAATTATACTAGTCCTGATTTAACACAAAGAGATACTACAAGCAGTGAATACTATACATCTGCTGGTGGGTATGCTACTGGTTATGGTGATATGAATTATGATGCTGCATATAGACAACATAATAACGACATTAAATCTCAAACTATTTATAACAGACCCAATCAAGGCGGAACCCAAATATTTAACCAACAAATGAATGTTCATTGTAAAGATGATAATGATAGATTTTCAGGTAGAGTTAATCCCGCTTACTCTAATTTAAGCTCGTTGCCTCCATCTGCTCAAACTTATGGTGCTATTCGTGCTCCACAATATTATAATGAATGTTATGGTTGTGATAGAATTAATCCTGATATATTAACAGCATTTAAAAATAATCCATATACACAATCACTAACTAGCTCTGTATAATTTTTATAAATTATTGATAAATTAATTTATAAAAATTTTAACACGTAATAAATTTATATTGAATCTTTTACGTTAAACCAGATAGACAAGATAGACAAGATAGACAAGATAGACAAGATAGACAAGATAGACAAGATAGACAAGATAGACAAGATGAGGTAGAAAAATAGTCCCGTATAATGTATAGATTATGGAATAGAAGAGTTTGTAAAACATGAGGTTGTTATATTACAATATGGATAAAAATAAACAGGCAATAAATATGAGTTATGAACAATTTTACAAAATTCTTACTAATCGCTTAATTAAATCAATTAATAAATACGTTTTATTTAAATATAAAAACACTCCATAAAATATAATAACATTATGTCATTAAATATTCATCAAAATATAAAAGAAAAATTAAATTATTTTCATAAAATAAATAAAATTCCGAACATTCTATTCCATGGTCCAACAGGTGCTGGTAAACGTACTATTGTTAATGAATTTGTCCATAAAATTTATGATAACAATAAAGAGAAAATCAAAACTTTTGTTATGTATGTAAATTGTTCACATGGTAAAGGTATTAAATTTATAAGAGATGATTTAAAATTTTTTGCTAAGACACATATTAACACAAATGGTGGCAATAATTTTAAAAGTATTATATTACTTAACGCTGATAAATTAACAATGGATGCTCAATCCGCATTGAGAAGGTGTATAGAATTATTCAGTCATAATACTAGATTTTTTATTATAGCTCAGGATAAATATAATCTAATGAAACCAATTTTATCAAGATTTTGTGAAATATATGTTTCCGAACCAGTTATTAATTCTCAGCCAGTAAATCTTTATAAATATAATTTAAATCAAGTCTTCGATATGAAAGATATAAAAGCACAAAAATTAGATTTGCTTAAAAAAGAACTTACAAAATCAGTTACGAAAAAAATTTCAATTGAAAATTTAATGTTGTTATCTACTAAACTATATGAAAAAAGTTATAGCGCATTAGATATTTTACATTTATTGGAAAACCCAAAGTTTTTAGATAATATACTTAATACAGAAAAAAGATATGAATTATTAATTTGTTTTAATCGTATAAGAAGTGAATTTAGGAATGAGAAACTTTTAATATTGTTTATATTAAATTTTGTTTTTTTAAGTTCAGAATTATCTTTAGAAAATATAAGTTTTATGTAAATGGACGATTTTAATGTAAGTGCGCTTCACGAATCTAAAAATGAATGGGGAGCTAGATTAGTTACTATATTAACACCATTAATAATTGATGGATATAAATCTATACTTGAAGAATCTATTAAACTTTGTAAAGATAATAATGAAATGGATAAATATTTAATGACCTTTCAAAATTTAATATCTCGAATTCCAAAGTGGAATCAACAGATAGTGGAGAATGAGAGAAAAAGAATATGTGAAAAATCAGCATGTAATTATTTAGAAGATTTAGTAACATGTGTTCATATTATTCAGCTTAAAATTTTAACTGCTATGAGAGTAGGACAGAAACAAAAAAAAATTGATATTAATGTTCCAAAGTTAGATGATTTTATTCATAAAGTTTATATTAATGTAGCAAGAAAAGTGTATAAGAATGTATATTTATTTCAAGTAGGCATTGAACCATTACAAATTCAAAAAAATTATAGAGAACTAGAAATAATTGTTCAAGAATGTATATTAAATACATTAAGGGAAAGTATACCAGTTGAAGCTATATTAAAAGCTTATATGGATGAATCTATTGAGGAAGATGTTATTGAAGAAATTAAAGAAGAAGTTACTCATGAGCCTATAATTGCTCCTGAAGAAAAATCTTCTATTGTAGATGAATTACAAAAAAGTGGTGTTACTTTTAATGATATCGATTACGTTCAAACTGATAATGGAGTATCACAAATTACCGCACCAAAAAGTATAGATAGATTGGAAGAAATTAGCGTAATGAGAAATGAACAAAGAAAAAAAGAATCTGGTGATGACGATGATGATGATAATGTAAAATTAACAATTTCAGAACAAAATTTTAATCTAGATAGTTCAGATATTCATAATATTGAAGAACCAAAATTAGATTTACTGCCAGATTTATTAATAGACGAAATTGAAATTTTAGAGTAATTTGCGTAAAATTAATAATAAGTTTGTTCTTGGTTAAATTAATAAATGACAAATATATTTGTATTAGCTGCTATTATATCAATTGTATTTTTATTAGCAAAATTTTTAGAAATGAGATATATAGAAAAAGAAAGTAAGCCTTTAAAGTTTTTAATACGTGATGCTTTTTTAGTTTATTTTAGTGTAATAATTGCTAATTTTGTAATAGACCAAATAAATCCCGTAATAAAAGGCGGAGCATCTCCAAAAATAACACCAGTTTTTACAGATAATCCTGGATTTTAAATGAATAAAATATATATAATGAAATATATTTTATTCTTTCTCTCTATTTTGACTATGAAACTATGTATAAATGCGTATAATTCAACATCATGTTGTTATTGTACAACAGTTCCATGTCCTGTAGAAGGTAAAAATTTATTAACAATTGGTGGCGGAACAACCGGTATTTATTATTATACTTTACACAATAATATACCTGTAATAGCATCAGCTGATATTCGTATATCAATCACAAATATAAATAAAGGGACTGACACAACAACATGTACACAAAATTATGCGCGTTCATTAGATGATGATGGTGTTCAAGATTGTGATGCAGGGCATATTTTAGCAAATCATTTAGGTGGTCCAGGTAATCAACCAATAAATATTTTTCCTCAAGATTTAAGTGTAAATAGAGGTACATATGCTCAATATGAAGATACGATTTATACATGTATAACAACAAAAGGAGTTGATTATGCTGATTTGGCATGGATATTCACTTATTCATCAAACACAAAAACAAAACCTATAAATGTTAAATATGATGTAAGTTACACTGGCGGAACATGCTCATCAACATCAAAAACATTTACTAACTAACGGCCAGTCCAAACTTTAATAATCGCTTTGGGGATAATGCCCTTTTTTAAGTTATTAATATATTCATCATAAGAATAACCCCATTTTTGATATTTCATTATGTCACCAAATAAGGATTTTTGGGTTAATAATTTTGGTGATTCTGAAAAAAATATTGAACCAAATATTCTCTCCAAACTACATCTATCTGCTCTACAAGTTACTGCTGAAATTAAATTTTTTATTCCATATTTATTTTCTATATGTTCAAGAAAATTTAAATTTATAAAACTTTGAACACCAAAACATCCATACCATTTATCAGTATTCATTCCAATAACCTCAACATATCTTGAAACTTTTTTATCTATTAAAATATTATTTTTAAGATGTTTTACAATTCTTTTTGTATTCTCAACATTTTCTTTATCTGGATGAAAAAACCACAAAGGCATTACATTTATACCATAAAATTTTTCAAAAGGAATACGTTTATGAAAAAATACACTATCGTGTATAATTACAGCATTTTCAAAAAACTTATATTTTAAATAATAATAATATGGCAAAAGTTCGCCTCTACCAGGAAATTCTGATTGAATAATCTGAACATTTTTATAATCAAATTCTGAACTAACATAATTATAATTACTATTATCATCTATAATTACAATTTTTCGTAATGGATATAAACTCCTAATCAATTTTACAGAATGATTCCAATAATTATTTGTTTTAACTGAATTAACATGTCTAGTTATAATAAATCCAAATCTATTATCCATAATATATATAAATATATTCTATTATAGATTTTATAAACAAATAATAATTCTAAATATGTGATGGAATTAAATCTATATTAATAACATCATCCATATTCTTAATAATATCTCCACTAAATTTAAAATTATCAAATTCTACACGTTCCAATTGAGCTTGCGGTGTATGATTATGAACACATCTTGCTATCATTTTATATAATTTAAATTCCGGATATCTCTCTACACCATTATTTTTATAGAGCATATTTATTCCCTTATCATCTAAACACCATTCAAAAATTAAGCGTTTGATTGGGTCTACAATTTTACTTAAATCTTTCATCTCTTCAAAATCATCAATAACATAATCAAAAATTGAACATGCTAGTCTACATAGGTCAAAACTATAATTTGGCTCTAATCTGGGTTTCTTATCATTAAAATATGGTTCTGTATTATATTGAGTTGCAGCATCGCCACCAGTTTGAAAACTATCGCTACAAAATATTTTTCCATCAAACTTAAAAATACTCCTACCAAAGTCAATTATTTTAAATATTCTTCCAAATGTAGGAACTTTATAATACTTCTTTTTATAACAATAATACAAATATTTTTTATCAGTTTTATTATACATTACATTATTTGTATGTAAATCATTATGTGTAAAATTAAATACTTTTTGATATGTTATAAGAATCATTATTATTTGCATAAGTGCTGAATACCATTCTTCATTAGTTAATTTGTTAGTTAAAATTAAATCATCAAAGGTATTTTCACAATATTCCATTCCAATAACCTGAACAGGAAATTTTGGTATGAATACATTTATTTTCTCTTCTTCATCTTCATCTTCATCTTCTTCATCTTCATCTTCTTCATCTTCTTCATCTTCATCTTCATCTTCTTCATCTTCATCTTCTTTATAATTATAATTTTCTTCTTGTAAACTATTATTACTATTTTTTTCAAAATTTGAATAAAACCCCTCACCATCTTGATCACAATTTTCACAATCATTGTCTAAATCACCATCGTTTGTATGTGATGAACGTGATGAACAAGTTGAATTTGATTTTAAAGTTAATTGATGTTCCGTTATTAATGATACATGTGTTATATCAACTAAATCCAATGATACGTCTTTTAAATCAATTGAGTTGTTACATTCATCAAATACATCATTAAACATTTCATTATCAAATGATTTTAAAGAATTTAAACTAATATTATTACCAATATTTAATGGTTTTAGTTTTGTTTCTTCTTGTTGAAACAAATGATCATAGTTGTCTACTTTAAATAATATATTTTTATTTTTATTGAAAAAATCAGAATTATTCAAATAATCAATATCATCAAAAACATTTATTTTAAATTCATTTTTAATAGCCAAGAAAGAACCATAATAGTCAACTCCATGTATAAATTTATATGTATTTCTTAATTGACTTGACAAAAATAAAAATAAACCATCAACATAAGCCGAGTTATTAACATCAATAACTTTAGAATTACAATCTTCTGTATTTGAATTTAATTTTGGTAAATTAAACAGGGTTGGATTTGTAATATCATATTTACCAATCATATATTTATATGGGTCTAATAAAGGAGCCATTTTGAAAAATATTTCTCTATCTTTTACTTTATTAGTATCTATATTTTTTACTCTACACATAAAAAGATTATCATTGTCTTTAATGTTCCCTTCAGGATTAATATTTGATATAAACCATTTATTATTTAGATTAATACTGTTATAATTTGTATCATTTAAGTTAAAAAATCTTGTGTAAATTGGTATGTAATTTTGGGGTTTAGAGAGAAAAAGCGATGTTGCTTCTTCAAAAGACTTAAATAAGTCAATATTTTTCCTTTTCTGATAATTGATAGTAAGCATCTTTAGTCAATTTAAATATTAATTAAATATATTTTTAACTTATTATTTAATTAATATTAATTAATAGTTCTAAACATTTCTAAAAGTATTAATTTAAAAATATATAAATATTAGTATTATTATGAATTTTATAGATATATTAACTTTACAAAATATTAACAGTCTAAAAATAAATGATTTTTTTAACAATATTGCGTTAGGAAACGATTTTTACAATGAACCTGGTAAAGAACATTATAGATTATTATCATATTTTTCGTCATTATTCAATAATTCAAATATTATTGAGATAGGAACACATTTAGGTGAATCAGCTATTGCTTTATCTTATAATGAAAAAAATACAGTATATACTTTTGATATAATTGATAAAATTAAACCAGATAAAAAATTAAGAAAAAATATCCAATACATAATTGATGATATTATGACAAACGATTTATCTAGAACTAAATGGAGTGAAATTGTATTATCAAGTTCATTTATTTTTCTAGATGTTGATCCTCATAATGGTTATATGGAATATGACTTTTATTTATATTTGAAAGAAAATAATTACAAAGGTTTTGTTATTTGCGATGATATATGGTATTTTAAAAATATGAGAGATAATTTTTGGTATAAAATTGAAGATGAATACAAATATGATATATCTGATTTAGGTCATTGGTCGGGAACAGGAATATTTACTTTTAATAAAGAATTTAAATTTCGAAAAAATGAGTTATCAAATTGGACATTATTTACATCTTATTTTAATTTGACTAAATGTTTAGATGCATCAGATGAAATTAATAAAAGGAATAAAAACTACTATTTATCTCATTCATTATCAACATTGAGTTTACCTTATAATTTAGTGATTTATTGTGATAAAGAAAGTTATGATGAAATATATAAATTACGTCCTGAATTTTTAAGGGAAAAAACTAAATATTATATTATTGAATTTGATGATATAAAATTTAAAAATAATTATATTTATGATGAACTAACTTTCTTAAAATGTAGAGATATAATTATAGATAATAGAAAAAAATTTCCTTATAAATTTGACAACAGAAATACCGCTAGTTATTATTTGTTTTGTATGTCGAGATATATTTTAATGAAAGAAATAATTAAACAAAATACTTTCAATTCAACTCATTTTTGTTGGATTAATTTTTGTATAGAAAGGATGGGCTATAACAATTTAAAATATTTAAATGATGCTCTTTCGGTTAATAGAGATAAGTTTTCAACTTGTTATATAGATTATATACCAAAAGAATTACTAGATAATACAAATGAATACTATAAATGGGGCAGATGTGGAATGTGTAGTGGTTTTTTTACAGGAAATAAAGAATATATGTATAAAGTTTGTGATAAAATAGAAGACAAATTTTTATATTATTTATCAATTGGTTATGGACATGCAGATGAACAACTATATACTCCTGTTTATTTTGATAATGAAGATTTATTTGAACATTATTATGGTGATTATAATCAAATGATAACAAATTATAAATATATAAATGAATGTCCAGAGCCTCCTATATATAATTTTATAAATAATAGTTTCAAATATAAAAATTATAAAAAGTGTATTGAGTCGTGTGAATTTATTTTAAAATCACTTTCATTAAATAAATGTAAAATAAATAAGAATTATTTAGATTTATTAATGGAAAATTATATTATATCAAAAATTAATACGCAATTTTATTTAAATAATTACATTTCTATAGAGAATGAATTAAATTATATACACGACATTATAAAAAAAATATTAAATAAAGGTGATAATTCTTTATGTTATAGATATTGTGAAATAATATTAAATTATATTAATGATAAAAGTATAAACTGTCTATGTAATATTTATTTTAATATTTATTTTTATGCTTATGTAAGTTCATTTTATGTTAATAGAAATAAAGCTGATACATTTGCTGATAAAATATTTTTATTATGCAAAAAAGATAAAAATTTTGAAAATGAATATAAAAAAAATAAAGATTTTTATGACAATCAGTTTAGGTTTGTTAACAAGAATTTGGCGTAAAATAATTTGTTAATATATTAGAATGTGACATTCTAAACCAAATCTTTAATATTTTATAGCATATTATTATTCAAACGTAATTAAGTCAAAGGAATCTAAATATTTGTGTAAATATTTTATGAATAAAATCGTTTAAAATCATATAAATTTTCTTTTTAAGATAATATAAATGAGTCTAGAACTTAAAAAGTTTGATATGAAAAGTATTCAATTTAAAGCAACTGAAAATAAAGGACCTGTTGTAGTCTTAATTGGTAAACGTGATACTGGAAAATCATTTTTAGTTAGAGATTTATTATATTATCAACAAGAAATTCCTATTGGAACTGTTATTTCAGGAACAGAAGAAGGCAACGGATTTTACGGGAAAATGGTTCCTCGATTATTCATTCATAATGAATACAATTCAGCTATTATTGAAAATATATTAAAACGACAAAGGACTGTATTAAATCAAGTCAAAAAAGAAATCGAAATGTATAAAAGATCATCAATTGATCCTAGAGCATTTGTTATTTTAGATGATTGCTTATATGATAATACATGGTCTCGTGATAAATTAATGCGTCTTCTCTTTATGAACGGGAGACACTGGAAGGTCATGTTAGTTATTACAATGCAATATCCTTTAGGAATTCCTCCCACACTGAGAACAAATATAGATTATGTTTTTATTTTGAGAGAAAATTACATTGCAAATAGAAAAAGAATATATGATAATTATGCTGGAATGTTTCCAACTTTTGAATCTTTTTGTCAAGTAATGGATCAATGTACTGAAAATTACGAATGTCTTGTGATTAACAATAATTCTAAATCTAATAAATTACAAGACCAAGTTTTTTGGTATAAAGCTGATAATCATAATGATTTTCGTCTTGGTTCTAAAGAATTCTGGGAATTATCTAAGGGATTACCAGACGAGCAACAAGAAGAACAATATGATCCTAACAAGACAAAAAAGAGAGGTGCAGGACCCAAAATTAGCGTTAAAAAGGCGACTAAGTGGTAAAACCTAACTTAAATTATATAAAAACGGCATTTGTGGAAAGTGCTAAATTAGGAAATCGTAATGTGAAATTCCTTACTATTGTATTTTATATTTTATAAAAAATTGATTTAGAAATAAATCAGCATTTGAAATGTAAAAAGGTGTAATGTCTGTAAAAATAAATATATTAAAAAATATGTGGACGCTGATAAAAAGAATGATGGGGTTTACAGTAGTAAGTGTAGAACCTAAAGTAAGACAAGATGCACCTATAGTTAGACCGCAGCCTGATGAAAAAACAATATATTATAGACGTTATATAATTCCTAAAGAATATAGTAAACAAAAAATAAAACCTTTAGAAGGATATATCATGTCATCAACCTGGAAAACGCAAATAGTGAAATAGTTATTAGCAACATGGGATACTATAAATAAACGGTAGAAATGAAAGGAACATTTCCTACAAAAAATGAGGAAGATATATAAAAATAATAATATAATAAATGATTATTATAGCATTATTTAACAATCATCAAATGAAATAGTTACTGGATATTTTATTAAACAATAATCCTTCCAATTTGTATTTGGATTATTTAATTCACACCAATCAAATAAAAATTTATAAGAAGAAGTCTTAACCGGAAATGCTTCCCATAAATTATATTTAAATCTTAATAAAAGATTCATTACTCCCATTTCATTTGTTCTACATAAAGTATAAGTATTCATCGCTGTTATCATTTGGTTTTTATCACACAATCGTAAAATATTCGTATCATAAATCCAAATACAATTTAAAAAAAAATGCTCATTAAAAATATTCTCTCCAAAATCTGTTTTAACTTTTTCTATAATATCTTGATTATCATAACATAACTGAGATTCGAATAAATTATAATCGTTGTATCTACCATCTTTTGGCGCAAGTATTTTATTTTTATAATCTAATTCCAATAAATATTTTACATCATCTAATACTCTTAAACCAGCATCTAAAAATACTACACGTTTCCATTTCATAAAATAATCATCAAATACGTGTAGTTTTTCCCATTGGTTTAATTTTGTAATTTCTCTCTTATCTGAATTAGAAAACCCGTTTTTTCCTATTTTATTCAAAAGTTCTGATTTATCAATTTGATTAAATTTAACTTCTATAATATTATAAAAATCCTTAAAATTATTATTCAATGTAAAATCAATTGTTATAAGAACAATATCTTTTTGCCAATTTCCCTTGCTTCTTAAATCAATAATAGTTCTTTTTGTTTTTTTGAAATAATGTAAATCAGTTACCATAACAAATGTGGTATCTTCTTGTATATTATCAGTAAATAATATTTTCATTCTATAACAATATTATTTATATATTATTTATATATTATTTATATATTATTTACTACTGGTATTTGAAACATGGAGCGTAAGTATACAGTATAATCCCATTCCAGATGTAAATTTACATAAAAATTTTCAAGGGTGTAAATACTAATCTTTATTTTTAGCAAATGGTCCTGATTTTAGTTGACTTTGTCCATAGTCACTCTTTCCAACCACAATATTTTCACCTTCAAATAATTCCTTACAAATATCAGCAGTTGAAATATTTTCTTGTTCACTTAAAGTAAATTCTTGAGTACTAGAATTATTTACACCAATCAAATTACCTTGTTCATCAATAGTTTGAGATAAAGTATTGCCAGACTTTTCAGCATTCTTAATATTTTCCTCAATAGCCTTTTGTTTAGTTTCTTTAACACGCTGTTCAAAAGCAGTCTTTGCATTAGACTCATTCTTTTGTTTTTCATGCATTAATTGGTTCAATTCCTCTTCCATATATTCAACACGACCTGTTTTATATGCTTCAGGATCCCAAGGCATCCACATGCCAACTGGTCCAACCATGATATCGTGGTTAGGGTCAATTTCTCTTAACATTTTACATCTTAATTCAGCTTCTTCTTGAGTAGGATAAGTACCTCTAATTTTTAGTCCTCTTGTGTTTGTTTGAAAGCTATTGTTAATATCAAATTTCTTTTGGAGTTCATCTTCATGATTATCTAAATATGTTTTATAATCATCCGCCAAACTTGAATTAGTTAGATTATTTTTCTCTTCTTTAACAAACTCTCTAAAGTCATTATTTAAATCTTCAAACGATATATTATACTTAAAAGATATAAAGTTAATAAATTGTAAAAATTTTTCCATAGATTTATTAAATTCCCAGTTCTTTAGGAACTCTTCAAAAAAGAAAATTTCTTTTTGTTTTAAAATTTTTTCTGGAGAACAAAAAGACATACATACAAATTTTTGATTAGCAATAGGTTTATCTTCATCTAACAAATCTATATATTTAGGATTTTCTTTCCCATTTTTTTGTTTTCTCTCAAACCCACCATTTTTTAAATGCTTAGACTTTAAACTATCCATTTAAATAAATTAATTATTTATTTTTAAGTTTTTTATCGCAAATAATAATTTTTTCTTAACATTTAATATAATGAACGGATTAATTAATGTTGGTGAACTTGTTAAAAGAATTATCAAATATCTTGTTGAAGGTTTAATGGTTGCTATTGCTGCTTATGCTATTCCTAAACGTTCTTTGAATATTGAAGAAATTATTTTAATAGCTTTAACTGCTGCTGCTACATTTAGCATTCTTGATACTTATGTTCCATCTATGGGTGTAACTGCTAGATCAGGTGCTGGTTTCGGTATCGGTGCTAACTTGGTAAGATTCCCTGGTGGATTTTAAATAACATAATATATTTAAATCTAATAATATATTATGGCTAAACAATCTCGTAAAAAATTAATACGACTAAAACGTAAACATTATAGAAAAAAAACTAGCAAGATTGGACGAAGTTATAAAAAAATGGTTGGTGGAACATTTACACAAGAAGAAAAACAACAATTATTGTCTTTAGGATTTACAGAAAATGATATTCAAATTCTTTCTAATAGAGGTATTAGGTTAAATATTATTCAAATAAGGTTAAATCGAATAAATCCAGATACAGGTGATAATTTTACGCCACAAGAACTAATTCAAGACATTCAAAATAATGAAATTAATAGTTTGAATATATCAGGTATTTCAGATGCTTCAGATAATGAACATGAGTTAGATGAATCAATGAATACAACGATTGAAGATATATCATACTTAAATGGTAATAATCATTCACAAGGTTCTTTACATCTATCAGATTTAGACGATAGTCGCGTTTCACAAGGTTCTTTACATCTATCAGATTTAGACGATAGTCGCGTTTCACAAGGTTCTTTACATCTATCAGATTTAGACGATAGTCGCGTTTCACAAGGTTCTTTACATCTATCAGATTTGGGAAATTTAACAAATGATTCAGTTAACACAACAAGAGACAATTCTTTTGGTGGTAGAAAACGCAAAACTTATAGTAAAACAAAAAAAGGTAGAAAGGCACGCAAATATAATCGCAAAAGTCGCAAACAAAAAGGAGGTATGTGTTTTGGTAATGGAGTAGGAGCTAATAGTTATGACCCTAATTATTCAATTTATAATACTAATATGTTAAAACTGTTTCCTTATAGACCCTCATAATTTAATAGTTTAATTTTATAAATTATAAATATTAAATAGTAGGTATAAATTCCCAATCTAATTCTTTACAAATTTTTTTCCATATTATATCTTGTTCCATTCTTTTTTCTGGATCTTTTAACATTGGAAAATGTTCTAAATATTTGTCTTCACCTAATAACTCACATAGCTTATATGCTGTATAGTAATAATTTAAAAAATTAACGCGATCATCTGGGCAAAATTTTGAATAAGGTGATTGAAGTTCAACAAAAAGGTTACATAAAGTCTCCTCTAATTCAGGGGACATAATAGGTGGTTTAATTCCCAATTTATCTTTTATAAATGGTATATGCTCATAATATTTATTATATCCTAATTTTTTAAGTATTTCTTTTGTTTTTATATTTGTTATTTGTGATAATTCAATTCTTTCTTTTTTAATTTGTAATTTAATATTTTCAATAACATCTAAAGGAATTTGTGTTGTTTCTTTACCTTGAAATTGTGCTAATATTTCTTTAAAATGATTTATCCGTTTATAAGCATAAAAACATACCTCTTTTGGTGGTTCTTTATATGATGGTTTTTCATTTTCGATGAGATATGGAATACTTCTTGAGCAGATATTACAAACCATTATACCTTCATCTTCAAGTGGAATTAGCTCGCCTTTTTTACATATTTGACATATATCTGTTTGATATACAAAATTATTAATATCTAAAAAATCATCACTAACATTGCTCAAATATTTTAAAACAATATTATTATTATCATTTTGAATTAAATTAATTTCATCATCAATTTCTTCTTTTATTTTAAAAAATTTATTAATAGCATTTGACTTATTAGGATTTGATTGAGATTTTATACCGCTTGAAATATTTTTTTTGTTTTCAAAATACTCAAAAATATATTTTGAATTATCAAGTAAATAATTTTTTTTTTTATTTTGTATCTGTTTTACTGATTCTTTTAATTCTAAAATTCTATCTGTAAATTCTAATTTTTCTTCTATTGAGATAGAGTCATTTTCATCATTTAGTTTTTGTTTTAATTTATATATTTCATATTTATAATCTAAAATTGTGTCTTCATCTCGTGAAAATTCATGTAAAAATTCTTTATGTTTTGTATCAAGTGTCACAGCTGTTTTTTTGTTAAATTTAAACTTTTTGTTTGATTTTGGTTTAAAAGATATCATACTTCTTTTATATTAAAAACGTTTTTTATTTAATTTATAATATATATAAATTATTTATTTAATTCAATAAAAAATAAAATTGAAAAGATAATAAAAATTATAAAGATATTATATTATATTATATTATATTACATCAATTAAAATGTCTCAAATACTCGATACTTTGTTTTTGAAGCGGTTTTGTTTGCCATATGATTCTGACATCACCCTATTTGAGAATGGAGAATCAAAAATTGCACCTTGTTTGTGCGGAAATTATAATCATGCGTCATGTATTTTACAAGGCAAACAAAAACGTTTTACAAAAGGCTAACATTTTAAGTTTTGGATTTAATAAAATGGGAGATATTGATGGAAATGAACCTGGTATTCATGCTGAACATGATGCTATTAATAAACTTAAACCATTAGATAAAAAGAAAAAATTAGAACCAATCAATTTACTGGTTATAAGATTTTCTAAAAATAATAAAATACAAAGTTCAAAGCCTTGTGCTAATTGTATTCAAAATATGAAAACTCTACCAAAAAAGAAAGGTTATAAAATTAAAAATATATATTATTCAAATGATAATGAAGAGATTGTTAAAAGTAGTATAAAAATTTTAGAAACTGAAGGTCTACATTACTCAAGATTTTATAGGCGAAAAAATTTAAGCAGACTATGAGATGAGTTCAAAATAAATTAAATTTTTATAAAAATACATTAAATGGAATTCAAAATAAATATAGACTCCTTAAAAGATTTAGAAAATCAAGATTTAAAGATAGATGCAATAAAATTCCAAAAAATGCTTCTTTTCTATAATTCAATAGAGGAAGGATGGTCTGTAAAAAAACGTGGCGAGTCTTATGTATTCTTAAAAAATCATGAAAATAAAAAAGAAGTATTGGATGATATGTATTTAAAGAAATTTATGAAGACCAATTTAGATTTAAATAATTTTTTTTCATAGTTAAAAATAAATTAATTTATTTTAATTAATTTATTTTAATTTAATTAAATTTATTTCTAAAAAATTTTTTTCTTTAGCCATATTATAAAATGGGAGGTGGATTAATGCAACTCGTAGCTTATGGTGCTCAAGATGTTTACCTTACTGGTAACCCTCAAATTACTTTCTGGAAAGTTACTTATCGTAGATACACTAACTTTGCAATCGAATCAATCGAACAAACTTTCAATGGTCAAGCCGATTTCGGACGTCGTGTCCAATGTGTTATCTCCAGAAACGGAGATCTAGCTTACCGCACTTATTTACAAGTTACTCTTCCTGAGATCAACCAACTTATGGGTCTCGGAAACTATACCACTGGTCAAAATACCGGTGTCTATGCCCGTTGGCTTGATTTCCCTGGTGAGCAACTTATTGCTCAAGTTGAAGTCGAAATTGGTGGTCAAAGAATTGATCGTCAATATGGTGACTGGATGCACATCTGGAACCAATTGACCATGACTGCTGAACAACAACGTGGTTACTTCAAGATGATTGGTAACACCACTCAACTTACCTTCATCACTGATCCTTCTTTCTCTGACGTCGAATCCCCTTGCGACTCTTTGGCTCCTCGTCAAGTTTGCGCTCCTCGCAATGCTCTTCCCGAGACTACCCTTTATGTTCCTCTTCAATTCTGGTTCTGCACCAACCCTGGTCTTGCCCTCCCTTTGATTGCTCTTCAATACCACGAAGTCAAGATTAACCTTGATATCAGACCTATTGATGAGTGCTTATGGGCTGTTACCACCTTGAACTGCAACACCAATCCTTACTCTGGAGCTGCTGGTCAATACTCTGTTGGACGCCCTGTCCCTGCCACTATTGCCTACAACCAATCTTTAGTTGCTGCCTCACTCTACGTTGACTATGTCTTCCTTGACACTGATGAACGCCGCAGAATGGCCCAAAACCCTCATGAGTATTTGATTACTCAACTCCAATTTACAGGTGATGAGTCTGTTGGTTCTTCTTCTAACAAGATCAAGCTCAACTTCAACCACCCTGTTAAGGAGCTCGTCTGGGTTGTTCAACCTGACCAAAACGTTGACTATTGCTCATCCTTAACTTGTGATGCTCTCTTATTCAAGGTTCTTGGTGCTCAACCTTTCAACTACACTGATGCCATCGATGCTCTTCCTAACGCTATCCATGCTTTTGGAGGTCCTGCCTCTATTGCTGCTGATTCTCGTGCTTACATCGATGCTCGTGGTCTCTTCCAAGATGCCGGTGCTCTTGATTACCAACCTTCTGCCCAATTCCCTGGCTTCACCGGTTACTGGCATGGTCCTTCCAATCCTTACAACGAGCCTAACCTTGGTGGTCCCCAAGTTCCTTTGAACACTGCTGGTCTTGACGCTGCTACCATTGCTGCTCTTTCATCTGGAACTGACTCTGGACACCTTGAGAACTCTGGAGTTTCTGATGCTGGCACTTTCGTCCTTTCTGAAACCTCCCTTGACATGCACTGCTGGGGCCAAAACCCTGTCGTCACCGCTAAGCTCCAACTTAACGGCCAAGACCGCTTCTCTGAGCGCGAAGGAACCTACTTCTCTTGGGTTCAACCTTACCAAGCTCACACCCGCAACCCTGATGAAGGTATTAACGTATATTCTTTCGCTCTTCGCCCCGAAGAACACCAACCAAGCGGCACATGCAACTTCTCCAGAATTGATAACGCCACTCTTCAATTGGTCTTGTCTAACGCCACTGTTGAAGGCACCAAGACTGCCAAGGTTCGTGTATATGCTACCAACTACAACGTCTTGCGTATCATGAGTGGTATGGGAGGGCTCGCTTACTCCAACTAAACACCTTATATCGTGTGTATTTTATATTTTAATATTAAATATTGTCAATACTAATTACATCATTATTGAATTTTAATATTAAAAGCAAAAATCAATACAGAGATATCGCATTAATATAATTATAAAATGAGCGTAGATATTGTAAATCTCATCGAAAGCAATTCTATCACAAAGTTTTCAGGTAATTACCAGAGCAAATTAGTTGAAAAGATAAAAAACAATTTTACAAATTATGAACAACAACTATTTTTATCAAATTTTTACTGCTATTTAGACCCTTGAAGATTTAAAATGGCACCTTTTAGAAAAATTATCGGTATAAATTTAGTAATATTTGTCCCATTTTACACCTTTTCTCATTTCAAATGCCCATTTTATTTGGTTTAATCAAATGAAAAGGTAACTTTAAAGTATGGATATTTCCTAACATACTTCTGTAAATTTACCACCACGCAGTTTTTAAAGTATGCACATTTCTCACGATTGTACTGAAAGACACATCAGTAATATTTGTAAATAGGTTAATCATTATTATGTATAAAGTTTTTATTTTAAATCATTTAATTTTATATGTTTTCCCATATTACAATCATTTTCACATTGTCTACAATTACGACAATTAAAAATAACGTAAGAATCAATTTCACATATAATACAAGGCCATCCTTTTGAACCTCGTGTAACGTGTGTTCCACATGTATAACATTTTCCGTAACAACCGCACAAAATTTCATTATGTTTATAGCAACATTTTTTACATGTTCTAACATTACAATCATCACAAAAAGGTTCTATACAATTATAACACACATTTTTAAAGCAACCATAACATTTCTCAATACATTTATTAGATACATGTGTTTCTGATGTTACATTTATGTCATCATTATTTTTTTTATTACAGAAGTCACACTCCATATTTATATTATAATATAGATTTAGATTTATATTTAAGTTTATATATTTATAATATAGATTTCAAAATGGGCGTTTGAAATGAGAAAAGGTGTAAAAAGCATCAAACTAATGATAAAAAAATATCTACTTGTAAAAAACGAATTATAAGTACAAGAACTATTCATAATTTGTTAGATAAATCTAAATGTATAATTTTGATTTATTTGTATTTTTTATTGTAAAAATATATAAATGTAAAACATATATATAAATGTAAAACATATATATAAATATGTCACACATTGAAATAATAAAAAATTTATGGTTAGGAAATCAATATTCATCGTCAATATTTGAAGGAGATAGTATATTATCAATAGGGTGTAATCCAAAAAAAACATATACTAATCAATTGAAACTCTCAATTATTGATTCAAAAGATAGTGATATATCTACTATTTTGCAGGATGCTATTGAATTTATAAATAAAGAATTATTATTAAATCACAAAATATTAGTTCATTGTTCTGGTGGAATAAATCGTTCCCCAATTATTGTTATAGTATATTTAGTTAAATATTGCTTATATAATTTACAAGATGCCATAACATTAGTAAAACAAAAAAAACCATCCATAAGAATACAACCGCATTATTTAAGACAAATACAAGATTTTTTATTAGTTTAATAATATATATAAATCTGCATTTTTTAAAATTTGTTATTTTAATGGTTCAAAAAAATATTTTTGTGTTCTAATGTGTTTTCCATTTTCTGTAAAATGATAATCTAAACTTATTATATTATATTTTTTT